CGCTTCAACGCCACAGACGGGCTGAGCCCTTCTTTGTTCATCAGGGTCCGTTGCTTAGCAAGCACGAACTCAGTGATGTCGTCGTCGTACTCTTCCGACTTGTCGTTGAGAACCGGGTGGTCCGCCTGCAGCTGAGCAACAACAAGGTTCAGGCGCTCTCGCTCAAGGGTCTCGGAGACTCGCGCGACTGCACGGGCCTCACCCTCTGCTGCAGCCAGTTGGCGCTCAGAGTGGCGAATCTGCTTCATCACCTTCGCCGCCTCGTCTTCGTTTCCATCAAGCAGCAGCTTCGTATGCTTCTTCTCAAGCTCCGAGATTGCCTCTTCCATCTCGTCGAACTTGACGCTCTTCGCCTGCTCCGCCTCACGCTCGTTGAGCTTGCGCTCAGCCTCGGCCAAGCGCTGCTCAGCCGCCTCACGGGCTGCGCGCTCCTTGCCCACCGCCTCGTCGAAACGCGACTTGGGGATCTTGGCCTCAAACTGACCCTTGTCATTCCGGGGTTTGTCTTCGGGAGTGTCGTCGGCTTTCTCTTCGACCTTTTCTTCAACAGCCTCTTGCTTGAGGTCGGCCAGATCCTTCTCAGCCTGTGCGTCGGTGTCCGTGCGGTCCGGCGCCTCTACAGCGCCCACTACGTCGTTACCACGGTCAGCTGTGTCCAGGTCAATGTCTTCCGCGAGCATGATCATTCCTCTTTTGTGGGGGTGGGTTGAGAACTCTGACGAAGCGCGGCAGCCCGCTGCGCTTCCTGTTGTGCGGCGCTTTCGCGCGCACGCAGCTCAGCTTCCTGGGCTGCTTGGGCTTGCTTGAGGGCGAATTCGCGCTCCATCTGCTCACGCTTGAGAGCGAACTCCTGATCCATCTGTTCGCGCTTAAGCGCCGCGTCTTGCTCAATCTTGTAGCGTTCGAGGTCGAACTCCGCTTGCGGGTCTTGGTCGCCTTCTGGTTGCGCTTCCTTCTGAGCCTTGGCCTGCTTGAGCAGCACGTCGGCCTGCTTCGTCTGGACATCTGCTTCCAGGTTCGCCACGTTGGCTTCGTCTGCCCGCTGCTTGAGTGCGGCAGCGGCCTCATCACCGGCCATGCGCTTGATGATTTCCTGACGGCGCTGCAAGCGACTGTTCTCGATAAGCACGTCATCAGGGATCGCCACACCCATTTCACGGAGGGCTCGCGCCTGCTCGAACTGGCTATCTTCCAGGCTGTCGCGGTACGGCGTGGTGGTGATGACTATGTTGTACTCACCCAGCGTAAGGTCGTTCAGGATGGCCCCTGTGGAAGGGTCAGGCTGATTGACTGTGATCCGCTCAGCCTCACGGGTGACATCCTCGTGCGTGACGTGGATGACCCGCTCTTCGGTGTAATACTGCTGCACCAGATCCAGCACGTTCCTGGCCAGGATCCAGTCCGTGCGCTGCAGGTTGTCCATGACCTTGGTCAGATTGACCGAGCCCTGCTGGCGCTTGTACGCGATAGCCTTGGCAGCTACGTCCTCGCGGTCAAAGCCCTGCATCGAGTCACTGACGTTGCTGATCGTCTTGATGTGCTCTTCAGCCTTGTATGACACCCGGTCAAGACCTGTCGGTGTCTGATTTGGCTGGATCTTCTCAGGCGGCTGAGCACCTTTCTTGTATTCAATGACGAGCCCTGTCTGGGCACCGGAGACTTCAAGCTCTTCAACGCTCATGTTGACGAGGCTGTTTTCCTCAATCTTCCAGCCGCCGTTCGCTGTGCTGTTGACGATGTGCAGTTCCTGGCTGGAGACCTTGTTCAGTATCTCCTGTGGCCCGAGCAGATTCTCGACAATGCCGACCGTGCGGCCGTAGCGGAAGTGGGGGAAGAAAGGCACGACGGTGAAGTGCTTGTACGGGCTCCAGTCGTCATGCAGCACGACGTTGCCTGCAGTGACCATCCAGCGGATGCGCTTGATGAGCTTCTTCACCGTTGAGATTTGACCACCTGCCTTCTCAAGCAGCGCAGCGATCCGGTTGCGGTCCCAGTCAAGCGGGATGGGGCGCATGTCACCCGTCACCACGTCGACAAAGTGCTCCTGCTTGTCGAGCTTGCGGTACTGGCGCTCCAGCACGCGGATATTCCGGCGCTCACCTACCCTGTCGCCGACACCGTAGTAGCCGCCCATGGGTATGGCCCCGGCGAAGCGATCACGCACGCGCTCGATAGAGTCGTAGCCGTACGGGTAACCTGACACGTCGAAGTCACGCAGGTACTCCGCGTCTTCCTCGTTGTAGAGGACCGCCACATCCTGCCAAGTGAGCCACTTGGTGATGAACACGTCATTCCAATAGTCCGGGTCGTATTCCTCGGCATCCGGGTCGACAATGACGTTCTTGCTGTTGAGCAGGTCTATGCTGACCTCACCCTGCATATCGTCAGCGAAGTCCATGCGGACATCGTAGAAGCCCCGTGAGCGGATGATGCCGTCGCAGAACACGTCAGAGCGTACCCAAGGCAGTTGGTTGTCCTGGCTGATCTGCATCCACACCTTGTTCAGCGCCTCAGCCACACCGTCCGGCGCACCGTTGGACGGGCGGAACAACACCTCAGTGCGGTTGTATATCTGCTCACCCAGGATCGTGCTGATCGTGGACAAAATCTTGTTCACAGTGATTGCCGGCCTGCGCTGTAGCTGCAGCGTGTTCAGATCCGTCTGGAGCCACTGCTCGCCAATGACGTACTTGTCACACTTGTCGGCTTTCTGGACGAAATCCAGATGCCCTCTGTCACGACAGTTGTGCGCGATCACCAAGCCTGTATCGCCAACCACTGCGAAACGCGCGCGAGGGCCGCAGTTCAGAATGTCGAACACCGATCTGGAACCCACGTTGAAGCGCAGCGCATAGTCACGGCCCAGGTGCGGGAATGTTTGAGCCTCCACCCACTCACCCTCTGATAACACCTTGTGGTCTGGGGTCATCTCTATGCCGTCAATTCGAACGCAGGGCTTCTCCCCTTTTGACACCACCCCGTCGCAAGCCACAAACTCCACACCGTCAAATACCAAATGCTCAGCGGTTATGTTCTTCAAGGCCACGTAGCCCACGGAAGTGACCACCTTTGCCTCTCCAGATACGCAGAACTGGAATCGCGCCCACTGCTCGTTCGTCTTGTCGGCATCAATGGGCATGGATGATCACACTTTCCGGCTCGGCTGCAGCCTCTTCACGAGCTTCTCTCAGAGCCTGATAGAGAGCCTGAAGCTGGGGTTCTTCACAGTGAATAAGCCGCTCTCGCATCCACTCACCGCCAGAGGCCATACCTGCTCGCTCAGCTTCAACAGCCAGCAGCGCTGATGGGAAGCCAACGCCGACGATTGCGTCGATCAAGAGGGTTTTCACTTGAGGTGCCTCAGCTTGTATAGCTTGGAGTCGATCAACGTCACGACGTTGTCGATCTCGTTCTGAATGTTCGTCTCGGCGCGGTCGACTTCCTTGTACCGGTTGTTCTTGACCCAGGCACAAAGCTCTTCGAGCATGGGAATTGGCTCTGCGGGCAGAGTGAAGCGGCCTGGGTACTCTGAAATGAGACCGTGCGCACCCTGCCATGCCTCGGCGATGGTGTCGGCCAGGCCTACGACCTCGTCGTAGAACTCGTTGAGAGCCTTGTGTTGCGCGTAGGAGCGTGATTTCAAATGCAGGACGTGAGCTGCTGTCCGTGCATGAAACAACCGCATGATGAGTTCGCCGATCATAGAACCTCTCTGTCAGAGTCCGTCAGAGTCTGACAGAGAGGTTTACGGCTTGTCAAGAAGCAGGTGGTTTAGCCTCCACTAACTCTTAGCGCACGCTTGGAAAGCCCGCTGGACATCCGCGTAAAGACCGAACGACTTAAACAGCCCTTTTTCGCCCTCAACGTTATCTTCAGACCCTGTCGCACAAGCGAACCTGATAATAGCGTTCTTCAGCTCCCCGCCGTCAAACGGGTACAGCACATCCCCTTGGAATAAGTAATACCGGTATCGGAAAGAAGTGCTAGTTACAGGGTTTATCTTATTTTTACCCATTCGGGCGTGCTGGTTGTCATAAGGAACGCCAAATTCTTCGACGGGAGACCCGTCTGCTTTTAACAACCCTTGCCACCGCTCAAAAATACACCTATGGTCCTTTGCGCTCCATTTCAAATGCAGAGTGCCGTAAACCACCAGATCTTCTTCCTGAGAGGGGTCTCCATACAATCCCCCGTTTTTTGTGCCGAACAACTCTAAAGTAATCCTTAAGCCGTCTGGGATACAAAACGCAACCGCCGAGTCCGTTAAGGGCTCAACTGGCCCTAACCGTTTCACCGGATGTGTAACTTGAGGTAGAAGCTCCACGATACTCGCCGGCTTGAAAGACAAAGAAGAGATATAAGCCGAAGAACTTGTGTTTATATAACTATCTCGGCTAGATAACGAATACGAGTACCACCAGTCGCCTGAGATATCAAACTTACGGAATAGTTGATAAATCAGGTCGCTGGATAGAACCTTGGATGACGCCAAGTGGTCAAACCTACCGTACACGTACTCGCCGCTCACTCGCCCTGGCGGGCAGATAGAGCTTTCGTCCTGCATGAATGAGGTGGACCACCACCCGCGCTTACGCTTGGCCCAAGATGCCGCGGATACGTCATGTGACTCAAAAAAATACACGTCTTCTGATGAACCAGCAGGTGGGGTGGGAAAATCATCAAACATCAGGCGGGGAGCGCTTCCGGTAACAGGATTCCCACCGGAAACAATCAAGGTGCCCCTGACCTCACAAACAAGCTTCGCTTCGCCGCTGCCCCAGCTCGGGCTCACCCCATCAGGTACAACCAATGCAGCAAACGCTTTTTCTGACATTTTACTTTTTAACGTCAAAGTGCTCACTGCTTCAAACTTAATCCACTCGTACGCTGGGACACTGGATACTGGCGTCGAATACCTCGGGCCGTATTCAGCTACTGCAACCGAATAGTCCCACTCAGTCGATCCTTGCGCCAATTCGTACTTCGCCCTATCTACATAGTTGTCATACAAGTATTCCCTGCAAGTGTCTAACCACTTAGCTGGCGCCGACCCGTCTCGTAGCTGGTCCAGCACAACTTTAGTCGCCGTTACGCCCTGCTTTCTTCTTAGATCACGCACCGGTCCAATTGAGGTTCGTACATCTACCAAGTCGCCCGCAGCCAAATTCGCATTCCCGACAGGGGAAGTCGCCCCTGCCATTTCGTCAAATGCGCTGTGTTCAAACGGCGTTCGCCACGACACGTTCGACTTGATTACCACCCCTTCCCCAACCGCGTCCTCCGTTTTTCTCAAAACCGTCGCCTTGCCGTTGAGCAACTTTATAAGTGGTGACGCGCACGGTAACCCCTTCTGTTTATTGAACGTAGTACGAGTGGGAAAGTCGCTATAAGTGACTTGATCTAACGTGAGACCTTTTCCGTAAACCTTTTCGTCTGCTACGGAGGACTCCCACTCCACTCGCCCAACCACACTGGTTGTGGCCAAATTACCGGCATAACCATAATAACTGGATGCCGCGCGCTCATATAACAGCGTAACTTCGTGAAAATTTTCGCCGCGCTGCTCGCTCATATCCTCCGGCCAAAGATGATAGCCCGCGTCACCCATCCAATCATTGGCGTACAACTCGCTTAGCGAATTCCGAAACAAGACTGCGTAATTGAAATTGTAAAACACGTCCTCGCGCAGAGGGACGGCTATCTTTGTCGTGCCGCCGTTCCACTCAGTATCACTGCTGCTATAAGCAGGGTCGCTAGGGTACGCATACGTCCAATTGGCATATCTAAATGAACCGGGAATCAAGTTTAGATCAGCTCGCCTATAGCTGTTCTCTGGCCCTGCTGAAGCAAGAGACTTGATGTTCTGAAACACCAAGCCGAAACCCTCAAGGTAGAAATCGTCGAAATACCAGTCTTCATACATGAAGCAAAATACGTCGTACAAGCGGCCGTCTATAGTTTGATCCATTCGCGTGACGACCTCAGCCAAAACCTCGCCCGTAGTCCCTACAACCAGACGAGTCACAAGGTCGTAATACTGATGGTTCGGGTATGTGCCTGTTGAAAAGAAACCCGCTACGTTTCCGCTTGTTGGCCGCATGCTGCGCTCGATCATCAATTTCTTGTAAGGCGTTACGTCCGGCAAGTGTATGAACGAAGCATACCCGCCACCCTCCACCCTCACCCGCCCTGAGTCCTGGCCGTGCTGGTGCGTGGCCTCTACCATGACCTCGTAGCCGTCGTGCTCGATGACCTGCTTGCGCGAGCCGCCGCCAAGGAGCTTCAATGTGGCCACGAGCCTGCGCCAGAGGCCTACGCCGAGCACACCTGCTGCGACGGTCTCCTGCTCGCTATCCGGGAGTATCAAGCGCGGAAGGGTCATGCTGTGCTCCGCTCTCTGTACGCCCACAGCGCGTTCACCACGACCGACGGGGGTGTGGCGAAGTGCACCTGCTTCCAGCTCTCGTACGCCTCGCGCGGCGTGGGCCCCGCTCCCTCGTACTCCGGGAGCCAGCACGTCGTGCAGAGCCAGCGCGAGCCCTGCTTGCGGATGTGGGGGAGTAGCCTCATGGCTGCATGTCCTCGTAGCGCACAGAGGTGCGCTTGCCGCACACCGTCTCGAACTCCGCATGCTCATCCTCGAACCACACCATGAGCAGCTCGTCACGCGTAAACGCCCTCGACGAGTACCGCTTGACCAGGTTCAGCGTCTCTCTTGAGACCCCGTAGGTGTTGTCCAACTGCAGAGGCATCTGGTACATGATCCTGTCCTTACGCTGACATGTGGGAGCCACCGGCCTCGCCGGTGTACTGGTTGAGCTTGTCCTTCCAGCTCTTCGTCTTGGGTTGTGTGTCCTTCTGCCTTGGCGCGGCGCGCGTGAGCGTGAGGCGCACGGCCCAGGCCATGGAATCTATGATGTCGTCGTGCTTGCCTGCCGGGAAACGCGTGAACTCAAAGAACAAGTCCCGGAACCAAGGTGCTTTTTCGTCGAAGTACACCTTGCCTAGCTGCATGCGCCCTCGCAGGGGGCTGGCCCGGACCATCTTGTCTGTCAGCGGTTTTAATACCTCGTAGCTGGGGTAGTAACGCAGTTCGTCGCAGCGCTTCAAGTACTGAGCTTCAAGCGTCTTCCATATCTGACCGTCCTCAAACCCCACCAAGGTGGCGTCGTGCTCGCGGGCGTACTCAACGAGTTGGTCCACGATGATGAGAGAGTTGTCCGAGCGGAACCGCCGCACGTCGAGCACGTACAGATTGTCGCGGTGGTCCTGGCCCAAGGTCACGCCCACGGTGTAGTCGCTCTCCTTGCCAGTGCTGATTGCGAAGTCCCATGCCTGATAGATGTAGAGATCCTGGCGCGGGGGCGGCGAGCCGTAATAGCGGAACATGTCCTTCGTGAAGAACAACCCTTCGTCTGGAGCGGGGCTCTGCTGGTATAGGGCTGACCACACCCGCTGCTGGCCGCTGGCGTACAGATTCCGCTTGATTCGCGTGACCGCCTCGGTGTCATAGCGCGCTGGATGTAGCGCCGTGCCATGTGCGCGGGTCAACCGCGCGCCCTCTGGCACAACATCAGGTGGAGCTATCTGCAAAATCCTGTCGTCAGGCAGGAGATACTCGTCGCCGTGGTCGTTGATGGCTGGGTAACGCACGATTTCAAACGTATCGCCGTCGCCCGTATCCATCGCTTGCATGATCTTTCCGGCCCAGTCTTCCTCATGCCAGTGGGTCAAAATCCCCAGCACTCCACCGCCTGGGGCGAGGCGGGTGTATGCCGTCGAGCAGTACCACTCCCAGATGTTGTCGCGTATCGTCTGGGAGTCTGCCGACTCCATGTCTTTTACCACGTCGTCCACACAAAGGATATGACAGCCCCTTCCAGTAATCCCTGAGCCCACGCCAGCGGCCAAATACCCGCCACCCATGGTCAAGTTCCAGTTCTCAGTGCTCTGGCTAGACGGGTCCAACTTGCAGTCCGGGAACAGTGCGTGATATGCAGGATCGCGCAGAAGATCCCGAATATACCGACTGAATGAGAGGGTTAGGCTGGCGGTGTGGCTGGCAGCGATGATCTCCCAATCAGGATGCTGACCCAGCGCCCAAGGTACGAAGTGTCTTGATCCTATTTCCGATTTACCCAGGCGTGGAGGGCATAGGATCAACAAGCGGGGGCTTTTTCCAGCCTCAACAGCACGAAGAAACCTCTCCAGCCGACGACAAATGTCCTCGTGGACCCAGCCGGCCAGATACTTGGGCCGGAACCGCTTGATGAAGTGCATCAACCGGCGCCTGGCCAGCTCACGGGCAGCCAATTCCGCCTGTGGATTTGCCGCCGCTGCCGCGTTATCGAAGGCCGGGGGCGTGTATGGGGCGTCCGGAGCCGTTTGAGCGCCTGGAAGCGGTTCTGAGGGGCTTGGCGTGGGTGTTTCTGCCAGTTTTACAGAGGTAGACCGCTTCTGACGGGTCTTTTTGAGTGGCTCTTCTACAACAGCTGTTGCATCTGTGCAAAAAGGACAGACCCCGTAGACCAGCGTGGCGCGGTCTCGCTGGGTGTGGCACACCGAGCACTCGCGGAATTCAGTGCTCAACGGGAGGCTCCATGTCAATCGTGAGGGGTTCTTGGCCTGAAGCCATGAGCAGAAGCTCTTCGTCGGTCATGGAGATCAGCTTCGAGCGCACACGGGCCTGGCTCATGCTCAATTCGACCTTCTTCACCTCTGGAGCATAGAAACCGAGCATCTTCGAGACCTCGGAAGCACCTTTGATCATCGACTGCGGATCAGCCAGGAGCCTGGCCATGTCGATGGCATCCATCATCACTGACAGCATGTCGCCTCGGGTGATCTGTGCAGCGCTGGACAACTCGTTGCGTGCCTCGGCCAGCGCCCGCTTCACATCTGGAGCCATGAGCACTTGGCCGGCGGTACTTGGATGTGAGTACCCAGCAGCCTCTGCCGCCTGGGCAGGGGTCATACCGTCGAGCACTGCCTCTTTGAAGGCTTCCTGCTTCTCGGTGAGTACGGAGTTCTTGCGCTTGGCCATCTCTGTCAGAGTGTGTCGGAGTTCGTCAGAGACTAGCGCAAGCCGAGTTCACCGTCAATTTTTTAGAAAAATTTTGAGAGGCCTGACTTTGGACGAGGTACGGGGTAGGTTGGGATTGGAATCAAAGAGGGAAATATCCTCTTTGAAGCTAAGTTCTAAATGTCATATTCTAGGTACGAAGTTCTGAGAAATTTGGGATGAAGTTGTTTGCGGTGCTCACCTACGCACTTTCGGTTCAGTAACACCCATGATTTCAAGCTCACCGTTGAAGCGGTTCCCTTTTGTGGAATTGGTATGAGCGCTCACCACCTGCAGGTTTTGACGAACATGTAACCCACAAACTGTTTCACCGTTAATGGGGACAATGTGATCAACCACCCAACCCGGCCCTAAGATCGCCACCAGATCATAGAAAGGCATTGTGTCGGACTTATTTGCCCACCCAGGTACACGACCCACTGCCCGCATGGCGCGCCATACGTTGTCAGCGTTTCTCCATGCAGGGTCATTGTCTTTACGCGTTCTTTGCGCCAAATACACGCGCTTCTTGTGCGAAGAGGAATGAGTTGCGTACCACCTTTTTGACGACTCTTTACCTTCATCAGTCTTTGCCCTGTCCCGAGAGCGCTGCTTAGCTTTGTCTCTGAATGAAACGTCTTCAGCGTACTTAGCTTTATCCGTTGCGCATCGGCAGTCTTTGCACGCGGCGTTAAGCCCGTCCTTTGACGCCCGCCTCACACTGAAGCAATCACTCGTCTTTTCAACCCCGCACCGCGTGCATTTCTTCATTCTCTTACACTCTCTGTATTTCGTATTTCGATTCTATCAGAGTGAATTCCAAATATATAGCTCTAATTTATTCGCGGTACATCCCTCCCACCCCTTCTAAAAACGGGGTGGTGGGTTCGGATTTCGTTTTTGGATTCGGGAAAAGCACCCGAATCCCTTGATCTCTTGTTGTGTAGTTCCTTCTCAATCATCTGGAGATACACATCATGGCTTACCTCAATCAAGTAGCGAAGACCGAAGAATCCCGTCCTTTGGATGCTGAGCAAGTAGCAAACGTTGCCGGCCTCATGATCCACAGCAGCATCAAGGCTACTCAGGCATCCGGTCGCGGCTTCTGGCAGGGACTGCGCGGCAACGTCTACATCCCTGACGACCAAATGCCTGCACCCAAGGCACGCGGCGCACGTCGCTAGTCATGGCCAAGATCTTCATGACTGAAGACGAGTTGGGCGAGGCTGCCCAGTTCGTCCTTGATCCAGCGGATGAAACGCTTGATCCGTTGCACATCCTGCTGGCGCGTGAAGAGGACGCTGACGAAGCGTTCTTCACCGCGCTGGCGGAGCTGCTCAAAGAGCGCACTGCTCGCAAACGCGTCACGTTCCACTAAGGAGAAACACCATGCACCTCAAGTTCACCATGCAAGGCTTCACTGCGAAGAAGGCCAGCGAAGGCGTTGACGTCAACGTTGGTCCAATTGATGTGGAAGTCGAGTACACGCCGGAAGAATTCACTGCTCTCGTCGAGAAGCAACCCGAGCTGATGGCACAGCTTGTCGCGCTACTCAAGTAGTCACAGGAGATCGGTCATGACGTGGCCGTAGGATCACCTGCTCACCTCTACCCAACAGCCGTGCATCACAGCCCAACGGCGCTGGACGCTGTAACCAGCACATAACCTCATTACTACGTAAAGCAATCTCAAGGAGCTTCATCATGACTGTACATATCGACATCAAGAACCTTGCCAACAACCTGCCTGAACAAGCCAAGCGCACTGTTCTCTATGGCATCGTTGGTTCCCTCAACGCTCGTATCATCGGCGCCTGCTCGCGCATCGTTCAAGCTATCGAGCGTAACGACAGCGACGTGAGCACCGAAGTGGTCAACGGCTTTGCCAAGACCGCAGAGGACGCCATGCTCCGTGCTGAGCTGGGCACCGGCCACAACACGTGGCACGACCTGCTCTGGCTCAGCGCACTGCGTGACGACTACCGCGAGATGCTCGCGCTGGAAGTCAACGACAACGAAGTCCTGCCCTTCAACGACACCATGAAGTTCATGATCTCGGGCGAGGCACGTGCCATGCCCAAGGAAATGCTCGAAGGGCTGGCCGCGGCGCTCGACTGCGGTATCACCGCCGAGGATCTGGCTCGCCTCAACAGCATCGACCAAGCGCAACAACGCGCCGCACTCGCTGCCAAGCGTCACGACATCATGCAAGTGATCCAGTCCCTGCCTCGCCCTGGCGACATTGGCTTCCTCTACGACGAGGATACCGACATGTTCGACCGGCTCTCGCACGACACGCAGGTCAGCGTGGTCAGCAAGCTGAGCGACTCGCTCAACAAGGCGCGTGACAACGCCCTGCTCGCAGTCATGCGTCGCAGCCGCGGTGCCTCGCTCTCCGACATCCCGCTGATCAACGCAGCGATGAAGGAAGTCGAGCTGGCTCTGAAGAACGCCGAAGGTCGCTTGCCGGCTAAGGTCGACGAAGAGATCAACCAGCAGAATGATGAAGAGTTCAAACTTCATCAGGAAGAGAAAGCCCACCGCGTTCGTATCGAAGCAGCCATTGCCTCTGGCGACACGCTGTCTCCCAATGACAAGCTCTTGGCGAAGTCACTGGGAATCAAAGTGCCCACCAAGCGCATCCGCGTCAAGACTGGCGAGGTTGCACTCAGCTAGTTGTGACCACTCACCACCAAGTTAATGGTGGTGAGTTTTTGCATTGATCAACCGAACATGGGACGGACATCATGAACGCATTCCTCGCTCACATCGACATCATGCCCCTCATCTACGGCGTGGTGATCTTCTTCGGCATCTACTCCATGTGGTGGAAACTGCGTCGCTTGAAGCTATTCTCATTCTGCATAGAAGTTGGAATCTTTATTCTCGTTTTTTCGCTACATGGTGGAACCATGACAGGTGGCTTTTCAGCGACAGTCGCAGCACTTCTGGCTGGCATATTCATGGGACGACAGGCTACAGTGCGAAAATAGGCCGGTTCCGAAATGTTCCGATCTTTGTCCGCATTAGTATAGTAAAAACAGAAAGTCCTTTTATTTTTCTTCACACATTAACTTATAAATTTCGGAACTTTTTGGAACTTCGGTACCAGCCTTACGCAGCAAGGCTCTCAGAGGTTCCAAAAAGTTCTAAAGTTCCGAAATTTGACCTGTTTTTGACCAGTTTTACTGTCAGATTGCACCTGACACTTTGTCAACTTGAAACTGACAGTAAAATCACCCAAAGTTCCGAAATTTAGCCCAAATTTCGGAACTTTGGTTCCAATCTGGTTCTAATATTTTTGGGGTTAAAAATGACCAAAATCGACGCCTTACGCACAGCCTATGAAGAGCTTCTTCGAAGTGAATGGGAACCGGGAATAAGATACAACCTGAGCCAGACGTTTACCCGACACGCATACGAACTCATGCCCTATTTACTCGAATGCGTGGCTGTCCTGCACAACAAGATGAATCCTCTACGAAATAACCAAGAGAATCACATCCGCGCACTGAATGTCTTGGAGCACTTGAAATGAAAACCTGGATCAATACCAAATTTGAAGGCTTCTACCCTGTAGGAACATCAGCCGTGGTTGCAGCAAAAACAAAAACAAAAGAAGAAGCTGCAAATCTTTTGAACAATGAACTGGTAAAAGTTGGATTAAAACCAACAGCCAAAGCTGCGGACTTTGAACATTTCCCAGTAAAAGAGCCAAATGTAAGAATACTGGCTGACGGAAACTACTAACCCTCACCCAACTCTGTCCCCACTTTTCTTGTTTGACACTCTCTGATGCTTTCTGTCAGAGTACGAACCTCGCGCTGAGAGACTCCCATGATCAAACTCACCTTTCTTTACGCTTCTGTGCCGCTGACCAAGCGGATAGTGAAGAACCGTGATGGTTCAATCACGAAAGACAGCTACCCTCATGTAGCCAACTTCACCAGCAAGACTCACACGGTGAAGTCTCTCAACGACATGTTTGAAGTCATCCAGGCGGCTGTGAATGACCCGGCCAAGCCATGCCTGCTCAAAGGCACTATCCAGCGGGAACTCAGAAACGAGTCACGTGCTGGATCAACCAGCAGTAACACCAACACAACATGGGTCTGCTTCGACCTGGACAAAGCGCCATTCAGCAGTCCTGAAGAGTTCATGCTGGCCATGAAGCTCGATGATGTGAGCTACATCATCCAGTACAGCTCCAGCTACAAGCTCAATCCCAAGGACAAAACCCTCAGCTGTCACATCATCTGCATGCTCGACAAAGCCATGCAACCGAGCCAGCTCAAAGCCTGGCTGATGTACAGCAACTTCACATTGAAGCCGTTGCGCAACGCACTGACTCTGACAAACTCTGCCGGATCAGGACTGCACTTCAGCTTGGACATCACACTCTGTCAGAACGACCGCCTGCTCTACATCGCAGAGCCGATCTTCGTGAACATGACCAGTCCGATCAAAACCAGTGACCGGCTGAAGCTCGTAAAGAAATCACTGGCCACCCTGCCCCACACACGCATCGCACTCAAAGCACTGGATGCGTTGACCAAGGAAAAACGCGAGATCTGGAACCAGCTGCGTGAAGCTGCTGGAATGAAGAAGATCGCAACAAAGAGCACACAGCAAGGCGAATACACAATTCAGAAAGGCCTGGGGGAAGTTAACGGCTACGAAGTATTCGATAGCCTTGATAGTGAGTTCATCTACTACAATTTCATGCGCACTGACGGCACCATGGGTGACTCTCGCGCTTACTACCATCCACGCAACAACTTCGAACTCATCCACAACTTCAAGGGCGAAGATTCAATGCTCATGAAGGAAGTGATGCCTGAGCGTTACGCAGAGCTGACACGTGAACTGAAAGGCGACCTCGCCTCAGTCTCTGAAGACGGCGATGTGATGCTGGCGTTCCGCAACAGCGAAGACAGTGAGTATTACAGCTGTCTCTGGAACGCAGAAGCTCATCAGCTCTGGCTCAAACGAGTCAAGAGCAAGGACGCACTCAACGACTGGGTGTTGAGCCATGGCAGGAACCCAGGGCCATTCATCCCGACATGGGAAATCACCTTCGACCCACAGTCAGACATCGTGGTGAATGTTGAAGGCAAAACCATCAACACTTTCATTTGTCCGCCACTCTTACGTTGTCACACAGAGTATGTAGGCAAGTCGTGGGATAGCGTCAGAGCACTGATCGAACATGTCCTCGGAGGGAACAAGGATTGTGTTGAGCACTTCTTGAACCACCTGGCTGTGGTGTTTCAAAAACGTGAAAAGCCGGGTACTGCATGGGTGTTACACGGCATAGAAGGCACAGGGAAAGGGATCTTGGTCAACGTCGTGCTCAGAGGAATCCTGGGCCACTACGTCGCCATCAAACCAGCTGGTCAGCTTGAAGATCAATTCAACGAATGGATTGAACGCGCTCTCATTGGCTTCATCGACGAAATAGAAGCAGACGCTCTGACGAACAAGAGCACTGAAGGCATGCTCCGCAACATGGTGACAGAGCCTACGTTCAGCGTCAGGCGCATGCGTGAGGCGGCAAAGGAAGTCCGTAGCTACACCATGATCATCATGAGTGCAAACAGGCCACAGCCCGTACGCATCCCGCCGAATGATCGTCGCTACAACGTGGGTGATTACCAGACAGTCATGCTCAAAGAAATGCTGAGCACGCGCTACAGCATAACCCCGGTTGAATTCATCAAGAAACTCCAAAGCGAGTTGGGTGCATTTACTCACTACCTGATGACGCGCAAAGCATGCGTCACCACGGCAACTACAGCACTGATGACCGAGGCGAAAGCAAAGGTTCAAGAGCTGTCACTCACCAGCATCGACGAAACAGCACGTGCGTTGCTCACAGGGGACTTTGAGCAACTACACAGCTGCATGCCAGACGAGAACCTGCTGATGGAGATGGGTGACCAGAACATGATCGCCCGTGGGTATGCAGCCTTGATGAAACGCTGGAGCGAGGAAGCCATAACCCGCGCTACACGTGACGAGCTGGGTGTGATCTTCGAGCACTGCTGTGGCGGCACACCACGTAGTCCGAACAAGCTCACAAGCATGCTTCGTCACCATGGCATCAGCACAAAAAAGATGAAGGTGGATAACGGCGCGTTCTATGGATTAGAAATTGAATGGCAGACGCCATCTCGTGAACGCAAGGCACTCATGCCCACAACACAACGTCAAACACTCAAGAGGGTTAAATGAAATGGGAAGCTACACAGAACTTGTGCTCAAAGCACGTGTGAAATCAATAATCCCTGACAACGTCGAGGCAATTTTGAACTTCATGTTTAACGACGCGGGGGAACCTGCTCCAGAAACATGGCCTGATCATCAATTCTTTAAGTGTGATCGCTGGCAGGCCCTTGGACGTTCGAACAGCTACTACCACGTGCCGTGGACGAACAGCCGATATGCCGACGGGTACATCTTCAGTCGCAGTGATTTGAAAAACTACGACGATGAGATTAGTCATTTCATCAATTGGCTGACTCAATATCTAGACGATGAGCCGGGCAATTGCATCGGTTGGTCGTGGTATGAAAATGAACATCAACCGACCTTGTTGGTGCTCTGAACCATGCTGACCAAACTCAAGGCGCATCTCATGCGCAAATGGGCAACAGACTTCGGTCTGACCATCGTGAAGATCCGCATCATCGACGACACGGAATACCTCGTCTGTCATGACGGGCATATGCGCAAACTCGCTAAAAGGGAAAAGAAATGAAGAACCTCATGATCGACCTGGAGACCATGGGTAACACACCCAATGCAGCCATCATCGCCATCGGCGCTGTGGAATTCGACCCGGTCAAGATGAAACTCGGCAAGGAGTTCTACAAAGTCATCGACCTTGCATCCGCTGTTGAATACGGCGGAGCTATGGACCCGAGCACGGTACTCTGGTGGATGCAGCAGAGCGACGAGGCACGGGCTGCGTTCCAACGTAAAGGCGAGACCATGCCGGACGCACTCATCGCGTTCATGCACTTCGCTCTCGGCTGCGCAGTCAAGAAGGACATGGTTGTATGGGGTAACGGGGCTGACTTCGACAACGTGATCCTGGGCAGCGCGTTACGCAATTGCGGTATCGAACAGCCGTGGATGTTCTACAACAACCGCTGCTATCGCACACTCAAGAACATGAACCCAAGCATCAAGATGACGCGGAGTGGCACACACCACAACGCGCTCGACGATGCTAAAGACCAGGTTCTGCACCTCTTCGAACTTTTCGATTCTCTGACTTAACAACACGGAGGGGGCTAGCTATGTAGATCAAATACCAACAACGGTGCTGGCCGTCTCCCCAGCACCTACAGAACTGCAACTGAGTGCCAATAATGTCGACTTGCGGCATTCGGATGCAGTTCTGTGGGTAGGGCTAGATCCATCTAATTAGATGTGCCCACATGGCTTTGCAGGCTGGGAAGAAACCTGCCCCCACATGAGCGGGCGTACTCGCTAACCGAAAGCGCAAGTCTCATGAATCGGTGACTTTGCTGGTGGGAAAGAAACCAGCACCTACAAGCAAGCGCAGAAGACGCAGGCGTGCGTCGGAATGCCGACAACTGGAGTAGCGACCAGTGCGCTTGACTTGTGGGTAAAAGAGGATCGTTACAGGACGCTGTAACTATGTTTCGCAGGGCATGCCTGCGAGACTGAGCTAATCGACAATTATGCCAATCTGAGGAAGCACCTCGATGATGAATAGGTCACCCACATGACTTTGCTGGTGGGAAAGAAACCAGCACCTACAAAGCAGCACCCTTTTGGCGAGTTGCATACTGGCCTTGGAATCCGCAAGAGACCAAACAGACTTGCACGGTAGCCGTTCCGGCCGGAGAAGGGCGCTGCTTTGTGGGTTAAGCACACTGAATCGCCTTACCTTGTACCTCCGTGCATTCGGATAAAGGTGCCGATGAAAGCAAGGACAGTTGTGTCGGATCAGGGGTTCCTAGTCGCCCACTCACTTCAACTTTAACGAGGACAAAGTCATGCAAGTCAAAATCAAGAAGCTGCACCCCGAAGCAATCATTCCTACCTATGCAACACCCGGTGCAGCGTGCTTTGACCTACATGCCCTCTCATTGAGTGCAACATACCATGTGGGTCAATACGCGCCTGATGTTATCGCCACAGGCCTGGCGTTCGAAGTTCCTCAAGATCACGTCATGCTGGTCTTTAGCCGCAGTGGCCACGGGTTCAACTACGGTGTGCGTCTGGCCAACTGCGTTGGTGTGATTGACAGCGATTACCGCGGTGAAGTGAAAGTGAAACTCACAGTAGACACACCTGATTGCGGCCTTCACATCAAACACGGCGACCGCATCGCCCAAGCCATGATCCTGCCCATCCAACAGGCGGTCTTTGAAGTAGTCGACGAACTCAGTTCAACTGAACGTGGCGCTGGCGGCTTCGGCCATACAGGCCGTTAAACATGCCGAGCAAAAATGACAATCGGCACAAGATTATCGGCGGAAGACATCGAGCGCTGGCACGTTATTACATGATGTGCCACCGAGTGAAAAACACCCGTACGTCGAAGAACGCATCCTATAAAGGCGTTCAAGTGTTGGTATCAAAAGAAGATTTTGTTAAATGGTTCATGGCGAGAGATTTCGAGAGATGTTCTATTGATCGAATAGATAACAACGGCCACTACGATCTTTTAAATATGCAAGTTATACCTCTAACAGAAAACATCGCAAAAGACAAACGCTTAGCCAATAACGGGGTTTGTAGATGCTATGTGTGCAAACAACAAAAAACACTCAATGACTTCGTTTCTGACAACAGACGAACAACCGGAAAATCCACGATCTGCAAAGCATGCGACTCAAAACGGGTAAAAAACGAAAGTCGTGAAGCAAGAGAACAGCGGCGTAAACGAGAAGCAGTCAGTTATCAAAAACGAAAAGCATCGAAAGGTCTCTTAAAATGAACGCGCCCCGCCCAAATCAAACAATCAAGTCCTGGTCCTACTCGCGCCTCATTGACTTTGAAAGCTGTCGTTTCAAAGCCTGGCTCAAGTACGGGGAACGCATCCCTGATCCAAGACCCAGTCCAGCCGCAGAACGTGGAACAGCCATACACCAACTGGCTGAAGACTTTGTCCGCGGCAAGATCAAGACCTTGCCGAAAGAACTGAACAAGTTCGCTGATGAATACAAGAGCCTGCGCGAGAAGTTCCTCGCCAAGCAAGCCACATTGGAAGAAGACTGGGCGTTCAACAATCTGTGGACCCCACACGACTGGAAGACGGGATGGCTTCGTATGAAGCTGGACGCATCCGTCATGCTGAGCCCAACACACGCTGTGGTGATTGATTACAAAACAGGCAAGAAGTTCGGCAACGAACTCAAGCACGCCGAACAGCTGCAGCTCTATGCACTGGCCATGCTCTTGCGTAACGACAAGATCACCAAGGTGACGGCAGAACTCTGGTATCTCGACGCAGACGACATCACGACTCTGACACTCTCTCGTGAACAAGGCCTCAGATACCTTAAGAACTTCGACAGACGAGGTCTTCGCATGACATCCGCGACGGACTTCAAACCAAACCCAAATGAGCACAGCTGTCGCTGGTGTCCGTACGGACCAGGCGGCACGGGCCACTGCAAATCAGGAGTCTGAAAATGATCACCATCATCACAACTTTGGCCGGCGTATTTCTGCTGCTGGCGGTCCTCTTTGCACTAGCAGTCGTCGTGATCTCAACAACGATGTACATAGACCTCAAGCGCTCACAACAGGCTTACGAGCGCTGTATCCGCGAAGGATGGATCAAAGGCCCTGACGCATGAGCGCCAGATGCTTCGCAGTTAACGCTCGTAAATCACGTTGCTCTAAAGGTGCCACTCATGAACGCCAAGGCTGCCCGGTCTGCCAAACCCACTTCCACAGTGCCAAGTTTATTCAAGCACCAGAAACAAAGTCTCGCGCTACTGAGAACTCAGCCCGAAGTTTTCGATATGAGCGACCCTGGGTGCGTGAGCGCTGATACTGAGTTCTTAACGCCAAACGGATGGAAAAGAATTGACGCCTATTCAAATGGCGACAAAGTAGCTCAGTTCTACCCCGACTCACGTGAAATAGAATTCATTGAGCCAATTGCATACGTGAAACGCCCCTGCTCGAAAATGATAGCGATAGCTCCCGTGCGAGGTACATCGCAACGGTTATCACATGAGCATCGAGTGCTGTTCTATAAGCAAGACGGATCATACGACGTAATGAGTGCATCCGATTACAAAGCAGCACTGCATCAAAAAGGCCCTGGCCATTTTAACGCCAAGTTCTGCAGCACCTTCTCTGTTCGAGGACATAACGTGCTCGATTTAAGCGATGCGGATTTGAGAGTAATGGTCGCCGTAATTGCAGATGGGCACTTTGGCAGCAAAACTCTGCGTTGTACGATGCGCTTGAAAAAAGCACGCAAAATCGTTCGGATTAAAGCGCTGCTTGAACAAGCAAATATCCCGTTCCACGAGCGCCAATGCAATGGTACTCCTGATTTTCAAGTCATTACGTTCGAAGCACCGCGTAGGCAAAAAGAATTTGAATCAGATTGGTGGAGAAGCACGCAAAACCAACTTGAAGTAATTGCAGATGAACTGCCTCACTGGGATTCAGCTGAAGACAAGCGCCCCAGCTCAGGAACACGTTTTAGCACGTTCATTGAATCAACAGCCAATTTTGCTCAGTACGCGTTTTCTGCAGCGAAACGCCCAAGCTCTTTGACGTTCAGTTATCGCGATAGAACAGCTGAAGGTCGTGGAAAAATGTTGGAGTATGTTGTTCATGCTCGCGCTAAGGATCAGCTCATTGGTCCAGGACGGGCTACTTCTGTTTTTGAAATTGACAACCCAGAAGGATTCAAATACTGCTTCGAAGTCCCGACCAGTTTCCTGCTGCTGCGACACAATGGGTACATTTTTGCGACAGGTAACACGGGAAAAACAGCCGTTGAGATCGTCGACTTTGCAGAGCGCCGAAGTAAAGGCGCACCACCTGCAATCATCCTGGCTACGAAGTCACTGCTGACATCAGCTTGGCAGAATGACTTCACCACCTTCGCTCCAGACCTACGCACCTCAGTGGCGTTCGCAGAGAATCGTGAAGAAGCAATGTCTGTCGAAGCAGACGCGTACATCTTGAATCACGACGCAGCAAAATGGCTGGCGGATCAAAAATCAAAGTTCTGGAAGCGCTTTGAAGGGGGTACTTTTGTATGCGACGAAAGTACAGCTTTTAAACATCACACAAGCCAGCGTGCCAAGGCCTGCGCCAAGATTGCAGACTACTTTGAACACCGTCGTCTGCTATCTGGAACACCAACACCTAACGGTGTTTGTGATCTGTGGCACCAAATGAAGATCCTTGATGGCGGCAAACGCTTGGGGACTTCATTCTTCAAATTCCGCGCAGCAGCCTGCGTACCTGAGCAAATTGGTCCAATGTCGAACATGGTCAAGTGGGTGGACCGCGACGGCATCGAGCAGACCATCGCCACGCTGCTAAAAGACATCACAATTCGCCATCGCTTTGAAGACTGCGTGGATATTCCGGCCAACACACTACGTCGAGTAACGTTCAAACTGAACAGCAAGCACATGCGCCTCTACAAAGAGATGGAAGGCACGCAGCTATTGCAACTTGAACACAAGACTGTCACAGCAATCAATGGTGCAGCCGTCTTCACAAAATTACTTCAGATAGCAAGCGGCGGGGTATATGACCAGGACCGCGTAACGCAGCTCATCGACAGCGACCGCTATGAGCTTGTACTAGATCTTGTCGAAGAACGTCCACACTCAGTAGTGTTCTTCTTGTGGCAGCATCAGCGTGACGCCCTCGTAGAGCTTGCAGAGAAACGCGGGCTTACATTTGCCGTATATGACGGCACAACGTCTGACCGAGAGCGCACAGGTATCGTCAAGAGATATCAAGAAGGCGCTTACCGTGTGTTGTTTGCGCATCCTCAGTCAGCAGGCCATGGACTGACGCTTACCAAAGGCACAGCGACGATCTGGGCCTCGCCCACGTACAACTTCGAGCACTTCCAGCAAGGGCTCAAGCGCATTCACCGTATTGGTCAAACTGAACGCACAGAGAACATAGTCATCTGCGCAGACGACACATTAGACAACGTGGTGTGGGAGAAGTGCCAGGTGAAGGAAGCCCGAAGCAGCTCGCTGCTCGATGAACTCAAGAAGATGATCCGGCGATGAAGAAGCTGACTCAACGCTGCGAGAACTGTGGTGAGTTCGCTCATTGTTACGACAGCCGCAAGTTGCGCCGGACAGTAACTCGCAAATACAAATGCTCACATTGCGGCACGTTATTCACAACTGCAGTCGTCATACCAGGAGATCGCCCATCATGGCTGAAACTAGCGCAATAAATTTCCTTGAACAAGCCGCCAAACACATGCGTGACCGGGCTGCAACCTATGACAAACCAGAAGGCGAGCGCAGCATGGCTAACACCGTGGCCGCGTTCAACACCATCACAGGCCACAGCTTGACCGAAGCTGAGGGCTGGTTACTCATGCAAATCCTCAAAGACGTACGCCAATGGAGCAACGAAGCGTTTCACCAAGACAGTGCTGAGGACTGTATAGCGTACGCGGCGTTGAAAGCAGAAGCGCTAGCAAAAGCACCATGAACCTCGACACGCCACTCTCAGAGCTTGACGACGCGGCTCTCAAGCAGCGCATGGACGCCCTGAAAGAAATCCAGGCGGAATGCTGCAAGGCGATGGACAAGGTAAATAAAGAGCGCAAGCGGAGGCAGCGGGCGCAGAGAGGAAAGAGTGATGAGTGAAGAATGCAAACTATGCGGTGGAGTTGGTCGAGTGGTTATTCTAGTACCTAACGTCGCCCCTGAGAAAGGTAAAGCGTATTCCGACTGCCCTTGCTGTATTGAGCGGATATGGGTTGAGGAAGAAGGGGAGGCGGAAGCCCGCATTGCCGAGCTTGAAGCACAGCTAGAGAACGAGCGGATTAGGTTGTCTGCTTGCGGCGCTGCGGCACTTGGGTATTTTGAAGGGTGCAAGGATGAATATAAA